CTATGTTTCAGCCGATGTATATTGATTTTTGATTGGTGTATTTGGTGTATTTGGTTTTGGATTAAAAAAAGAATTAATTTTATCAAGTGAACGCAAAAGAAATAATCGAGGAACTTTACCGATCGGATGATCTTCGGGAATGCCTGGCACGCATTCAACCGCCGGATATTCGCGATGATGTAAAACAACATGTGTTCACAGAATTATTGTTGAAACCGGAAACCGATATCCTGGATTTGTACGAAAGGGGCAAATTCGTTGCATACGTGGCTAAAATGCTTGTCAATATGGTTCGTTGGGAACGAAGTTCATTCCGGAAATTACAAGGCCGGGAAACGGCCTTAGAATCGTTTTCCGATATAGCCGATGAACAACCGATTGAAATCATTGTTGTACCTTTACAAAAACTTTATTGGTATGATGCCAAAATGTTGGAACTTTATGCGGAGCATGGTTCGTACCGAAAGGTTGAAGCAATTACCGGCATCGAATATTCGGGCATTTGTAAAACAATTAAAAAAGCCAGGATCGAAATAAAAAAACACATGGACATTTAAAAATTTAAACAATGGACGTATTATCACAAACATTTCTTTATGATCGCATCATCGCCGGCGTTGATGTTCACCCATCACAACCGGAATTGATCGAGTTCGAACGCCTTTCAAAACTTATTGATCCGAATTCAGAATTTTCATTCCGCGGATGTCAACCATGCGTGAACGAAATGATCCGGTTCGTATTCGAAAACAAAACCAAATTAGATGGCAAAAAATCAACCACAACAAAAGCCAGTCAAGTCAACCAGGGGGAATAAAAAATACATTGATTCACCCGAAATCATGTGGGATTTGTTTTTGGAATACCAGGCAAAGGTAAAAGCAAACCCGTTCATGGTTCGTGATTGGGTGGGCGGTATGGCAATGCAAGTCGAACGCCCAAAAGAAAAACCGCTGACCTATGAAGGTTTTTCCAATTATGTTTTTTCAAAGGGAATCCTAAAAGATACCGATGATTATTTTGGTAATACGGGCGGAGCATACGAACAATTTTCGGATGTCTGTTCGCGTATAAAGCGCGTCATTCGTGAGGATCAAATCGCCGGGGGCATGGCCGGCCTTTACAATCCATCAATCACGCAGCGTTTAAACAACCTGGTTGAAAAAACACAAACCGATTTGAAAATCGAACAACCATTGTTTCCGGAAAACTAAAAATAGTCAGGTGGCGGAATGGATCGGGGTTTCCCGTTCGTGGTAGACGCATTGGATTGCAGTCCAAGTAACAACCAAACCATATTTTTTAAGTTGTGGATAAGCACAATTTATGGGTTACAATTGCAGGTTCGAATCCTGCCCTGGCTACATCATATTGGTAACATCAACAAAATGATATTATGGCATTTGTTAGAACGTCCGCAATCAACAAGATTCTAAAACTTAAAAAATTCGTTAGGGGTGTCCAGGGTGGCACCTCTGCGTAATTCGCCCCCTATTCATTTAGGGGGCAACATGTAGGTAAAACATACGCGATCATTCCCATATTGGTTGACATCGCAGCGAAAAACCCATTTAGTGAAATATCAATCGTTGCCGAATCAATCCCACATTTGAAACGGGGAGCGATGAAGGATTTCAAAAAGATTATGTTTGAAACGGGCAGATGGTTCGATGATCGGTGGAACGCAACGGATTTCAAATATAATTTTGCCAATGGATCGCAAATCGAATTTTTCAGCGCGGACAATGATGCGAAATTGAGAGGGGCCAGGCGTGATTGGCTTTACATGAATGAGTGCAACAACATGACATTTCATTCATATACCGAATTAGCATCCAGGACAAAGCAAGGCGTTTTTTTGGATTGGAACCCAACTAACCCGTTTTGGTTTCATGATGAATTGATCAATGATCCGGATGTTGATTTCATTATAATCAATTACCAGGATAATGAAGCATGTCCGGAATCGGCGTTGAATTTCATATTGAAGGCAAAGGAAAAAGCGGATGCCGGTTCCGCGTTTTGGGGCAATTGGTTCCGGGTTTATGGCCTGGGTGAAATCGGTTCCCTGGATGGCGTGGTGTTCCAAAATTGGCAACAATGCGAGCGCATCCCGCCGGAATCCGAATTCATATCGTTTGGCCTCGATTGGGGTTTCACGAATGATCCAACGGCATTGGTTGAGGTTTTCCGATACGATGGGAAAATCTACATCAACGAATTGTTGTACCAAACCAAATTAACCAATTCGGAAATTGTAAACCATCTCAAACAATTGGGCGTTAATTCATCCAGGTGCATCGTTGCCGATTCCGCGGAACCGAAATCAATTGCCGAATTGACAAACGCCGGGTTTTATGTTGAGGCCGCCCGAAAGGGCCCGGATTCAATCAAGGCATCCATTGACCGGCTCCAGGGTTATGAGTTGAGAATTACAAAGAATTCGCTAAATTTGATCAAGGAATTGCGCCAATACCGGTGGGCAAAGGATCGCGAAGGGCGTTCATTGAATGCGCCGGAAGATATCCTAAACCATGCCATTGATGCCGTTCGATATGTGGGTTTAAATAAGTTATCCCAATTCGAAGCAATAGGTGAATATTCATTCGCGGATGATTACGATTAACGATGTTAGTTTCATAGATTATGGCCGGCCGGGATTTCCATCCTGGCCTTTTTTATGGGGTAAAAAAAATATTTTTAAATTATTTGGATAATTAAACAATATTGTTTTATATTTGTGGAACAAATCACAATTAAACAAACCTACCATGACAAAGCAAACTTTAACAACCAGGTTGATCACAAATTATGACATCATAGTTTCTGTTACATTGGTGAACAGAACCGAAAAAACCGCGTTCATCATGATTGAGCGTGGCCAAATCGTTCGTTGCAAAATACGCAAATCATACGATGGCAAGGAATATGTGATGCCATACGGGACATATTCGATGGCTCCGATGTTTAATCTGAATTAACATCAACCCGGCAAAACGCCGGGTTTTTTTATGCCGCAACAAACCGGCCAAAATTGCCACATATTAACATGAAGTTGCGCGAATATCAACGGCTTTCGGCGTTTTGGAATGATGGCGATGATCAAGTTTCCCAGGTGGCCTGGATCATCATGGATGTTTATTCATTGACATACGATGAAGTCAACAACATGGAGCCAAAACGATTTCTCAAATATTCAAAGCGCATCGGAAAGCAATTTAGCAACATCGACAAAAAGCCGTTTTACTCCTGGTTCAAGTTCGAAACCGATGCATCCAAAATAACATTGGGGCAATTCATCGAGGTTCAACATTTTATGAAGCAGGGGCAAGTTGATGCCATGCACCTGGTCGGCGCATCCATTTGGAAAGATAAACGCGATCACAAACTGAAATCGGAACTATTGTTAAATACAAATATTCGCCATGTACTTCAAGACATTACGCGTTTTTATCTTTCGTTTGCTGAATTTATTAATTCATACAAAGGCCTATTTGAAACGGATGAACCGGAGGAAGATGAATCCGATGAATTAGCCAAACCCGAAAAGCCACACCCGTTTGTTGATCAATACGGATGGTTTTTTTCCGCTAAACAAGTGGCAGAATATGAAGGCATCACATTGGCCGAGGCGTTTGATTTGCCCATTGTCCAGGCGTTGAATGATTTAGCATATTTGAAGGCGTTTCAATCATATCAAAAACACATCAATAAATAATGTCCACAAAGATTGTTCATGAAATTGTAAAAACCGCGGATGTCGATTTGGCAAGCGAATCGAGGGCCGATTTTGAACCGGTTGATTTTTCGGATTCGAAAAACACCATTTTAAAATTAGCCGGTGCTTACATTTATTTGATCAATGAACAGATTGAAAAAAAGGATGTTGCATCATCCGGACAGATGCAGGATAACATCACGCCAACAAAATTGCAAATCAATGGCGATGTTTTGTCCATCGGAATCAACGCGCCATTGTATGCATCTTATCAAGATGAAGGTGTAAACGGATGGGCAATCGACCGCGGATCGAGGTTTTCATTTAAAACGCGCGGCGTTGATCCAAACGGCGAAATGGTAAAATCGGTAAAGGAATGGATTGGCCGCGAAGGTTCATCGGCCCGGAATGTTTCCAGGCCTGTTTCGAATAGAGAAAGGAAAGGCAAACAAATGCTTGATGCATCAACCAGGGCAGCGGTTACGGCATCATATTTCATCAAAAAGAAAGGAATCAAGCCACAAAGGTTTTGGCAAGATGCAACAAACGAATTCATCCCTATTGTTGAAAAAGAATTGGGCATCGCCGCAAAAATTGATATCATAAATAATTTAGTACCATGACATTCGAATTCACACCCGTTCAATATTCAAGCGTAAACGATCCATTGGTTTACGTTGTTTACGATTCGCACGCCGCAAACCCAACAACGTATCCGAATTACAAATATGTTGCGGAACTTGAAATAAACGGAACCCAGGTGTTCAAAGGGAAATATTTTCCACATCCAACATCAAACCGCGGCATTATTGACCTGGGCGCGGTGATCCGCGAATATTGCGTTCAATCATTCAATGCATCCGTTGGCGGTTCGATGGTTGCCGATGAAATGGGTGAAGGTGAATGGCGCGTTTCATGCGTGGTGAAAATCCGCGAGGAATACGGAACAACAACATCGGCCGTATTGATAACGGATTCATCCAGGGTTTATTTCAATTACTACAATGGCCGATATCCGGGTTTTGAATCATTATCCAATTATGATGATGATGTTTTATCCGATCGCCCCACAAACATTAATTTGACATTTACAACCGGGAATTATTTCATCCCATACTTTGCATTATTTGGAACCGCGTTCAATGTTGTTGTTACCGGCGGCACATCGACCAGGACAAAGGTAATTACACCAACGACGGATAACACAATGCAATTGATCAACATATCGCCATCGGCAATCAACGATGAATATCCGGGCAATTTCACAACATCTACAACAACGTATTCCGTTGCAATTGGAACGAAAACTTTCCGGGTTAATATTATTTGTGCGGGCCTCTACAAAAATTACAATGTGCATTTCCTCAATAAATGGGGCGGATACGAAACCATGATGTTTAACAAGGTTTCCCGGAAAACATACGACATCGAGAAAAAAACATTTAAGCAATTGCCTTACCGCGTGAGTTCAACCGGGGGCGTTTCGGTGTTGAATAATTACACCATGTACAAACAAACAACGCAATTCGGGGGCCGGTTCCGCGAAAAGTTGCGTTTAAATACCGATTGGCTTACCGATGCCGAATATCAATGGTTGGCACAATTGGCAACATCGGCCGAGGTTTACATCGAAGATGAAGGCGAATTGTATCCGGTAATCATGACGGCCAATAATTACGAATTCAAAGAACACATTGTTGATGGGTTGATTAATTTGATGATTGAGGTTGATTTTGGGGCAACATACAAAACACAATTCCAATGATTCAATTGTTCGTAGAAAAACAAGCCGTTGACATCAACGAATCATTTAGCACATTGCTAACAATGTCGATTGATGACATCAAAGATTTTGGCGCAAAGAATACAACGTTTTCCAAAACGATTGTTTTACCGGGAACGAAAAACAATAATAAGATATTCGGAAATATATTCAACATCAACGCGCGCAATGATTACAATCCGGCGCAAACAAACATTGGCGCGAATTTCAATCCGGCGGTTTCGGCCGATGCGATAATCTTTGCCGATAACATGCAGGTATTCACAGGCGTTTTCCGTATCCTTGAAATCATTGTTGAGGATGGATTTATAGAATACGAATGCGCAGTATTCGGAACCCTGGGCGGATTTATTTCGGCGTTGGCGAATAAGAAAATCGAGGAGTTAGATTTTAGCGCATACAATACAACCTGGAATTATACCAATATTACCGGATCATGGAACACCATCGCCGGGGCCGGGGTTTATTTTCCGCTAATTGATTACGGCGAGGCATCCACAAATAAAACCGATTTTGATTTTAGTACATTCCGCCCGGCGTTATATGTTCGGGAAATATTGGAAAAAACATTAACCGCGTCCGGTTACACCTGGGATTTCCCGGCGTTATCATCGGCATTGTTCAATCGGTTAGTTATTCCACACAATCAAAAAGAATTGTATCGCTATGATACAACGGCCTTTCAAGCAACGCCAACAACAACAACATACACATCCGCTCAAAAAATTGCTTTTACAGTTTCAACCGCCGGCGATTTTACGGCAAGTTTAGGAAATACAACATTTACGTTTGGCGGAGCATCGGCGATAACAACAAATATAATATTAGAAATTGATGCCGTTATTAATACTATCGATCCGGTGTTGGATACGTTTACAGTAAATTTGAAACAAAATTCAACAACAATTTCAACGGATTCAGATATTGTTTCATTTACGCCAGGATATGCAACATTATTATATTTATCGGTTAATAATATAACAATCAATCCAGGGGATGCAATTTCGGTTGAAGTACAGGCTAATGTTAGCGATTATTCAATCAATACCGGAACATCGTTTCAAATTGAATTATTGACACCGGGCCAGGTTGGGATTGGATATGGCGATACTATTGTCGTAAACGATACTATTCCGAAAGGTATTTTTCAAAGGGAATTCTTTTCGACAATATGTAAAATGTTTAATCTTTACGTTTTTGAAGATTACGAAACGGAAAAGAAATTAAAGGTTTTACCATTCGTTACATTTTACGAGGATGCCGGTTCCGTTGATTGGTCATTGAAGGTTGATCGCGCAAAACCGATGCGCATTAAACCAATGTCTGAATTGAATTCGCGATATTACGATTTTAAATACAAACAGGATAACGATTTCTATTCGGAAAACTATCGAAAGAAATTCAATGAAGGGTATGGCGATTTTATTTATGATACGGAATATGAATTCGCAAAGGAAACAACATCCGTTGAATTAATTTTCGCCAATTCGGTTTTGACAAAGTTCACCGGAAGGGACAAGATATTTCCATCAATTTACAAATTGTCAAATTCGAATAATTCGGAGGATAAAATGGATTCGGTTATTCGGATCATGCAGGCGAAGAAAATGACGGGGTTTGGAACCTGGAACATTCTAAACGCCGGATCATCCGTTGGTAGTCAAACAACATACGGATACGCCGGCCACATTAACGATCCGATCACGCCAACATTTGATTTGTGCTTTTCGCCGCCAAAAGAATTGATTTTTGAAGTTGCAAATTACACGCCGAATAATTTATTTAATGATTATTGGGATGCATACATGGCAGAAATCACCGACAAGGATTCCCGTATGTTGACATGCACCATGAAATTGGCATTTAAAGACATTTATAAATTGGATTTTGCCCGGTTGATTTGGATCGATGGCGTTTTGTATCGGCTTAATAAAATAACGGATTTCAACGCAACAAGCGAAGATGTTTGCAATGTGGAACTTTTAAAAATTATAAACAGGATATACTGATGTCAGACATAAAGATAAAAGCGAAATTAGAATACGATACATCGGGCGCGGAACAATCGGCAAAAAAGGCGCAGGATGATATTAAGAAAACCGGTAAGGCCGCGAGCGATGCCGGGGAAGATGCCAAAAAAAGTGGCGGCGCGTTTTCGAGTTTGGGAACCGCCTTGAAAGGCCTGGGCGTTATTTCATTGGTTGAGGGCGCGTTTGGTGTATTCAAAGAAACCCTGGGGAAAAATCAAGTCATTGCCGATTTGATGACAACCGCCATGAACTTTTTAACCCGGGCGTTTTCTGATCTAATCGGATTTTTACAAAAGAATGTCGGCCCAATCATCGGATGGTTCAAAAGTATTTTTGCCGATCCGAAACAAGCCATCATTGATTTTGGCGAAGCGATACAAAACAATTTAATTGAACGATTCAATTCATTGTTAGAGGTTTTCGGATATTTGGGCGAGGCGTTGATGAACTTATTTAAAGGTGATTTCACCGCCGCCATTGATTCGGTTAAAGAGGCCGGCAAGGAAATGTTGGATGTTGCAACGGGCATCGATGATACGGCCGGCGTTATCACAACCGCCGCGAATGCTATCGCGGATTATGCCGTTGAAACGTACAACGCAGCCGCCGCGCAAACGGCGTTGAATAATTCCGCGGAAATAGCCGCCGCCAACGCTGCAAAAAATGCCGCCATTTACAAACGTTTGGCCGAAGAACAAAGGCAAGTTCGAGATAACGAATTCGCATCAATAGAGGATCGATTGGCGGCCAATACTCAATTGGGCGAAATCTTAAATAAACAATTGGCGTTTGAATTGCAAGCGGCGCAGTTGAAGGTTCAAGCCGCCCAGGCCGAAGTTGCCGCAACCAACGGATCAAAAGAGGCCAGGTTGGCGTTGATTGCAGCGGAAACAGAATTGGAGGGCAAGCGGGAGGAAATAGCCGGTCAGCGGTCGGAGCAAATCCAAAACGAACGATCGTTGTTGAAGGAGCAAATTGAGATGATCAAGGCGGCCAGGGAATCCGAAAACGTTTTAGCGTTCGAGAGGCGCAAAGCCGTTGCCGATTTGATTACGGATGAATTGCAAAAAGCCGAAACGCTGAATGCCATTCGCCAGGAAGAAAAGGCGATTGAGTTGGCCAGGTTGCAGGCGAATATTGATGCCACAACGGCCGGCACCCAGGCGCGCGTTGATGCCGAAATCGCATTCAATGAACGCAAACAGGCGTTGGATTTGGAGGATGCCGCCTATGTTCAAGAGGTGGCCCAAATCAAATTGGAACGCGAACAATCCGTTTTGGATCAACGCGCACAAAATGAACAAGGGTTTTTTAATCTTAAACGCCAATTGTTGGATACCGAACGCATTAACGCATTCGAAAAGGCGCAGCGATTGATTGAGATAGCAAGAGAGGAGGCAACCGCGCAGATCAATGAATTGAACCGCAAAAGGGATGCCGAGGTTGCAGCCGCCGAATTGGCCGGGTTGGATTCAACACAGATCAAGCAAAAATACGCCAATGAACAAATGGCAATCAATACGGCGATTGCGGTTTCGGAAAGGGATTTAGCGCAGGCTAAGATTTCCGCCGCCGTTGAGGCCGCCGATGCCGTTGCGTCAACATTGAACATGGCATCCGAATTGTTAGGCAAGAACACCGCCGCCGGTAAAACGTTGGCGGTTGCATCGGCTACAATATCGACATTTACATCCGCGCAAAAGGCCTATGAGGCCGCAATCGGAATTCCCATTGTTGGTTCCGTATTGGCACCAATTAACGCAGGGTTGGCGGTTGTTGCCGGTATTGCAAACGTTAAAAAAATACTTGCCGTCCAGGTACCTGGCCAGGGCGGTTCCGCCGGTGGTGTTCCAACGGCCGCATCATTACCGGCACCGGTTAGGCCGCAATCATTAACAACCGGCCTGGATTCAGCATCAATCCAGGGTATTGGAAACGCCGCCACCGGTGGGATTAATCGCGCCTATGTGTTGGATTCGGATATTAGGAATTCCGATGAACGCAATGTACGTTTGCAACGCGCCGCCCGTTTAGGATAAAACAATAAAAATAATATAAATGAAAAAATTACCTGTTTATGAAATGATGATTTCCGATGATATGGATTCGGATTTGATGGTCGATTTCATCGCCCTTGTTGATCGCCCGGCGATTAAAAAAGATTTTGTAAAATTCAACGATCAGTTTGTCGAACCGGCGAAGGGTGAAAGCAAAGATGCATTTATTCCGCGTTGCATTTCATACGTTGTCAGTGAGGGCAAGGATGCCGGGCAAGCGGCCGCGATTTGTTATTCAATGTGGGAACAACATTTCGCCGAGGGCGTTACGCATTACACAAAGGACGGCAAACCATACACCGGGCCAACGCATTTGGATGCATCCGGCCGTTTGATGTCCGGGGCGGTTCATACCGACGATAGCGTTTACTTGTACCATGAAGGTGAATTCGCCGAATCATGGAATGATTATCCGGAGGCCGCCGTTGAGAATGCAAAAACGGCTTTGCGATGGGTTGAGGAAAACGGATGGGGTGATTGTGGCGAGGCAACCGGGAAAATTCGCGCATCGCAAATCGCGAATCGCGAAAACTTGACGCGCGAAACGATCGCCAAAATGTCGGCGTTTCAAAGGCACAAACAGAATTCAGATCGCCCATTGGGCGAAGGTTGCGGCCGGTTGATGTGGCTATCATGGGGCGGCGATGAAGGTATCGCATGGGCGGAAAGGAAATTGAAACAAATCGACCGGGCAACGTTTGCCATCCAGGATGAAGATAAGCGAATCATATCCGGGCCTCTAATGATTGCAAATCAAAAAATTTTCAGAACCGATCCGGAGTTAGGTGATTATGAGGTGTTTTTCTCACCGGAAACAATCAAGAAAATTGCCATCAAGATGGCGAAAAAGGGATTTCACAATAATGTGAATTTGATGCACAACGCCGAAATGAAGGTTCCCGGCGTGACATTGTTCGAGATATTCCAATCGGACAAAGCCAGGGGCATCCGTCCGATGAAAGGGTTTGAAGATTTGGCCGATGGATCATTGTTCGGTTCAATGTACGTTGAAAATGATGTTGCGTGGCAAATGGTTAAAGATGGAATGATCAAAGGATTCAGCGTTGAGGGGAATTTCGGAATGAAGAAAAAAGATGAATACGCGGAACAATTTGAAAAAATAGTTGAAATTTTAAATTCAACAACCTTTTAAATTTTGCCACAAACAAAAAAGAATTATCACATGACACCGAAAGAAGCAGTAGAAAAAATAAAGTCTATGATTTTTGGCGATGAAGAAAAGCAAATGGGAACACCCGTTCCGGCTGAAGCGCAAAAGTTCATGGAGTACAAATTGAAATCCGGCGCGGTTGTTTCCATCGATAAGTTGGAAGTTGGCGGATCAGTTACATTGAACGGCGAACCGGCACCGGATGGCGAACATGAGTTCGAAGATGGCGCAAAGATTGTAACCGCCGGCGGATTGATTACCGAAGTAAAGCAGGCCGAAGTTGCGCCCGTTGTTGAGGTTGAAGTAGAGGCAATGAAAAAACTACCTGGCATGTTTAGCGATATGCAACAAGGTTTTGCGGCCGCAAAAACCGACATCGCCCAATTGAAGCAAACCATTGCCGAGCAAAAAAACACCATTGAAAAACAATCCGAAACATTGAAACAAATGTTTCACCTGGTGGAAACCATCGCGAATTCATCCGTTGAACAACCTACCGAAAAGGTGAAATCATTCGAGGAAATGTCGGCACTTGAAAAGTTCCGCGCCTCAAAAAACTTTTAATCAATGGCATTAAAAATAAAAGACGGCGTTTCAATTTGGGCATACGGCCCGGCATCAAACCCGTTTACATCGGATTCGAAATTAAGCCAGGAACAATTGGAGCATTTGCAAAAAAGGTTCCCGGATGAAATCGAGGAAACAGAACAATCAGAAAAAAAATCTTTAAAATCTAAAACAAAATAAAATGGCAATTTCAGCATCTATCGTTGATATACGCGGTAAGGCATACGAGCCGGTATTAGAGGAACTATTATTCGAAAACAAAACCATTTCCGACAATTTGGTTTCGTTTGAAAGCGATGTTAAGAACGAAAGTATTTTCACCGAAAATACTAACGCGGTAACATTGCAAGCGTTTGCATCCGGCGCACCAACAAGCCAGGGAACAATCACCCTGAATGACACATCGGTTACACCAACCAAAGTAATGTATTATCAAGAGTTCGATCCGAACACCCTTCGCCCTTCAAGGTTCAAAAGATCAATGAAGCCAGGCGCATGGGAAATGATGTCAACCGAATTCGAGCGCGTTGTATTGGCCGCATACGGAAAAGAAATTTCAACCGATGCCGAAACAAAATGGTGGAGTGGTATTACCGCCGCAACCAAAACCGCTATCGCAGCACTTACTCCAGGCACCGGCCAGGGTTCAGTTGGAGCCGCCGAGCAAACATGGGCAGCCGCTCAAACCGCAACTCAATTTGATGGCGTTGTTGCAAAGATGATTTACAACAATGGCGCATTGGGAACACGCGTTAAAGTATTGGGAACCACAATCGATGCCGGTGATGTTGCTGCCGAATATGCGAAAGTATATGCCGCAATTCCGGCCGTAGTTTTGGCACAAAGCGAAAAGCCTTATTTGTACGCTCCATATTCGCACAAACAATTCATCAACATTTTCAATGTTAGTGCAACATATCGCGATCTGTTCAGCGTTGACATCAAGGCCGACAAATATTTCTACAATGGCGTTGAAATCAAATTTGTACCGGTTCCCGAAAATTGCATCATCGCAGCGTTGCCATCAAACTTGATTTGGTGTACTGACCTGGTGGCCGATATCAACAGGATGGAAATCAACAAGATTGCAAACAACCGCGAGGATATGTTTGTAAAGCACATCTTTACCATCGCCGCGCACGTTGCCCGTCAATCGAACAATGTTCTGTATCTTGGATAATTGATTCAATAATGGGCCGGACATATTATCCGGCCCTAATTTAAAATATTACAACTATGCCCTGCGTACTCACTCAAGGATACAATTTAGACTGCCGATTCAATTTCGGGGGCGTTCGTGAAATTTTTGTAATCGAATTCGAAAACGTTACGGCGATAACTGAAGCCGCCGGCGTTATTTCAGCGATTACAAAAGCAGCAACGAAAACGTTCAAAAAATATAATTTGATTGCCCACACCGCGGAGGCCGATGAAGCATTGGCAGCAAGCCGCGAAATGGGAACGTTGACCAATAAACAAACCATTAAATTCCCTATCAACAAAATGACAACCGCCGTTCGAAACGAATTGTTGTTGTTGGCGCAAAACAGATTGATTTTTGTTTTTGTTGATGAAAACGGAACGGGTTGGATGTATGGTCGCGATTATGGTTTGATGCTCGATACATCGGCTAACAAAACCGGTAGGCTTTTGGCCGATCGTAATGGTTACGAATTGGCATTCAGCGGCGATGAAAGAAACCTTGCCTATGAGGTTAATTCAACCGCCCTGGGTACTTTGACAACCTAATTTCATGTTGTGGGTTGATACACATGATTCCATGAGGGGCCGCCGTTAATTTGGCGGCCTTTTTTATTTCAACAAACGTTCATTTTTTGCCACATCATTACATGATCGTTTACACAATCGGCACGCAATCGGATACAATCGTCACGTTGAACGAATCAACAACGATTGCAAATCCGTATTATTTGTTTGTGTTCACGAACGTTTCAACGAAAGTTGAATATAAGATCATTGTAAATTCCGCGTCCGATACATCAAGTTATCCGGAACGCGCCAACATATACACGTTTAATACAATCACATTATTTGCAACCGCCCAGGCCGGGCAATATTCCTATGAGGTTTATGAGCAATCGAGTTCATCGAACACCAATCCATCCGGGTTGAATTTGGTTGAATGCGGGAAAATGCTATTGAACCCGGCGGCGAATTTAATTCAACAAGGATATGAACCCCAAACGATATACAAAGGCTATGCCGGTTAAAAATACAAATGATGAAATGATCGAGGTTGGCGCAATGGAATTCGCCGATTCACGCATTCCATTAATGGAAAAAAAGCGTGGCGTTGAATTCGTGCCGTTTGGCGATCGGAATGATTATCCAACCTATTTATTGTGGTTGTATAACAAGTCCGCAAAACACAACGCCATCATCAATGGCAAATGTGTTTACATCCTGGGCAATGGATTAATGACGGAATCCGAAGCCGGAAAAGTATTTTTGCAAAAGGCCAATGAAAAACAATCATGGGATCAATTGATGAAATTGGCATGTTTGGACATTGAGAATTTCGGTGGGGTTTATTTGCAAGTGATTCCAAAACTTGCCGGGGGATTCAATATTTATCACATGTCCTATGATCGCATCCGGGCGAATGAGGATAACACGCGTTTTTACTATCGTAAAAAATGGAACAATACATGGGAACAACCGGAGGGGGAATATCCGGCATTCAATCCATCGAACAATAAAACATCAATATTTTATTTTAAAGAATATCGTTGCGGAAAAAACCCATACGCGTTGCCGTCATGGGTTGCGGCGTGCAATTGGGTTGAATCGGATATCGAGGTTTCCAGGCACACGTTGACCAATGCGAAAACCGGATTCAGCGCGTCAAAGTTTATTAACTTTTACAATGGCGAACCGGATGAAGATAAGAAACGCAAAATAACCGCGCGTTTTGAAAACGCCGCAACCGGGGCCGAGGGTAAAAAGGTTTTAATCGGATTTAATAACGATCCGTCAAAGCGTCCGACAATTGATGACCTGGGCGCATCAGATTTAACAAAGGAAGATTTTGGCGCGGTTGATAATCTGATCACGAATAATATTTTCAGCGGCCATAACATTACGCATCCTTTGCTTTTTGGAATTCAACAAGAGGGAAAGCTGGGCAATGCAAGCGAGTTGAAAACGGCTTATGAGATTTTCAAAAACACATACGTTACGCACAAACAAAAACAAGTCGAGGAAATTGTAGGGTATTTTTCCGGGGTTGCCGGTGTTGATGCCGAATATAAATTGAAGGATGTCGAACCGGTGGGCATGGAACTTGATCCGGTGCAATTTAAGGAGTTATTACCTAAGGAGTGGATATTGGAGAAGTTCGGGATTGATCCGGCAAAATACGGCATCCCAACGGCCGTTAATAACGTGATGCCCGAACAAATGGGCAATGAAACATTGGTGAAATTGTCCGGCCGTCAACAACAAAACCTCATGCGCATCGTTCGATTGTTTAGCCAGGGCAAGTTAACAAAGGGCCAGGCATCGATCCAATTGTCAGCGTATGGGTTTACAGATGATCAAATCAATCAATACCTGGGCGTTGATGCTGATCCAATGACGGCGGATGAACAATTCATGGAGGATTCAGATGAATTCATCGCGGATATGTTTGCTGAATATGGGGATGATCGCGAGAATTACACCATCTTGAAAAGCGAAGTTTATACCGGCCAGGATGATGATTTCAAAATGACATTCGCAGCGTTTGCGGAATATACCGAAAGGGAATTGAAGATTATGGAGTTGTTGAAAAAACAACCGGATTTGTCGAATGAGCAAATCGCCGAGGCGTTAGGGTATGAAAAAAACATCGTTGATGATATCATTGAAAACCTAATCAAGTTGAATGTGATCGCGGCGGTTGTTAAAGGCGGCAAACCAATTCGAACGATTGGTGTAAGATTACCGGAACAAACATTGCCGGAAATTAAAGTTTTGTACACCTATGAAAAACGCGCAGGCATTTCCGGGCCGGAACTTTTGAAAACGTCAAGGCCGTTTTGTGTTAAGATGGTCGGGTTGAGCAAATCGAGAATGTTTAGCCGGCAGGATATTCAAAAACTTTCCGAACGTTTAGGATATTCCGTATTCAAGCGCGCCGGGGGTTATTGGAATAACAACGGAACGATTGAGTTTCAATGCCGGCATGGATGGATGAAAAATGTTGTAATAAAAAAGAAATAAAACAATGGCAACAATAACATATTTAATACTTCCATCCGTTATAAAAGAAAGGATGTCATTGCATGACAACATCGATGATAAATTGATTTATCCGGAAATCAAAGCGGTTCAAGATTTGTATATCATGCCAATCCTGGGATCAACTTTATTCAATAAGATATTGAACGACATCGCCAACAATACATTGGCCGGAAATTACAAATCATTGGTTGACAATTTCATCGTTGAATGTTGTTGCAATTATGTAATGTCTGAATTACCGGAGGGGTTGAATTATCAATATTGGAATAAAGGAGTTTCACAAAAAACTGTTGACAATGCAACGCAGCCGAGCATGTCGGAAATGTATTCCATTGTTGCGAAATACAAATCCAGGGCGGAGCATTACGCAAAGATGCTGCGCAATTATTTGATTGAATACGCCGATGATTATTTCCCGGAATATTTGAACTTTGTTTCCGGTGTTGATGTAGTACACCCGGAACGAGCGTCATATACAACGCCAATATATTTGGGGGATGAAACCGAAATTCCGCGCGATGATTATTCATTGAATAAGCGTCCGCCGGCCGGGTTCAATTCCAATGATCCATATTACATTTAAGATGCCGAAAAACACATCGAAAAAAAACGAAAAAAAATTGCGTTTATTTTTAGCGCAACAAGATAAAATAAATGACATTAAAACAAGTCATACAAAGATTAACGGAATTAGCGGAAAGCCATCGGCAAATTAACCATTTTTTCATCGGAGGTTTCGATGAATTTTTGGATAATGAAGATGTAACTTATCCGGCTTTGTTTTGCGAATTGAAATCCGATTCAACGATTTCACTATCGAATCGCGTTGCCAATTTGAATTTTACGTTTTACTTTTTTGATTTGATGGACACCGCTAACCGATCGTTGGAAAACGTATGGGATGTAACATCGGACATGGCAAGCGTGGCCCAGGATTACCTGGCATTGTTGAAGGATCAGGAATATACCGATTGGGAAATCGGCGATGATTACAACATGACGATTCGCGATTATGAATTGCAAGATTTGACATGCGGCGTTTCGGTTGATGTTACGATCGGAATTCGGTTTGATGCGAATCGTTGCCAGGTTCCAACAACGTTTTCATTTGCGGAATACGATGGTTCATCTTTGACATTGAAACAGGTGGTGGCGCGCATTGGCGCATTGGCAACATCGCATAAACAAGTCAATCATTTTTTCATTGGGAATTTTGATGAATTCCTGGATGGCCCGGATGTAACATACCCAGCATGTTTTGCGGAACTTGATCGAAATGGCGTTGTTTCATTAACGGATCGTTTATGCAAATATTCATTCACGTTTCATTTTTTTGATTTGATGGATATTGCCAATAACGCGTTGCAAAATGAGTTTGAAATCAAATCGGATATGTTATCCGTTGCAATGGATTTTTTGGCGATGCTGAATTATTTCGGATTTCAACATAGTTGGGAAATTGCGGAGGAATATGATTTAACAATCCGCGATTATCAATTGCAAGATTTAACCGCCGGCGTTTCGATCAATGTTGAAATCGGCGTTAGGTTCGATGCGAATAAATGCCAGGCAGTTGTTGAAATAGAGGAATTCCTTTTGTGGGCAGATAATCAATATTTTTTAATCGATAATACATCAAAACTTATTCATGGCCAATAAAAAAATTAATCAGTTAGATACCAGGACGGGCGCGGCGTTAACCGATTTAATTTTGATCGGCGATCCAACATCCGGTACATCGTTTAAATTAACCGCAACGGATTTCAAAACGTTGTTGAATAATGTTCCGTACACAGGGGCAACAACCAACGTGAACCTGGGTGAGTTTGGATTATTAACCGGACAATTAACGTTCGACCAAACACCAACGGGAACGGCAGGAGTTGGGGTAATGAGGTGGAACGATAGTGATGGAACAGTTGATTTAGGGTTAAAGGGTGGCAATGTTACATTGCAAGTAGGGCAAGAGTTGGTGCAAAGGGTAGTGAACAAAAGCGGAATCAACTTGCTTGAAGCGAACTATCAAGTAGTTCGTGTAAGTGATGCACAGGGTCAAAGGTTGGCGGTTCAGTTGGCACAGGGCAATAACGATGCCAATAGTACCGATACGATTGGAATTGTTACGGAAACGATTAATGACAATCAAGAGGGATTTGTCACAACAAGTGGACTTGTTAGGAATATCAACACAACGGGAAGCCTACAAGGTGAAACGTGGGTTGATGGAGATGTGCTTTATTTGTCGCCAACAGTTGCTGGAAGGATTACAAAAGTCAAACCAACCGCACCTAATCATTCGGTTATACTTGGTTACGTTGTTTATGCTCATGCGAACAATGGAAAGATATTTGTTAAGGTAGACAATGGTTATGAGATAGGCGAGTTGCATGACGTCTATGCACCTACACCATCCAACAATGATGGAATATTTTGGAATACTGCAAATAGTAGGTATCAAAATAATTCTATTGCAGGGGTTTTAGGTTACACACCTATAAGCGGTAGCGGTGTAACGGGACAAGTATCGTATTGGAATGGCACGAATAGTCAAACGGGTAGTAATAATCTGTTTTGGGATGCTGCTAATGCAAGGTTGGGGATTGGGACAAGTACACCTACATACACAACACAAATACTTAGAAACCACAACGCTTCTACTTCCATTGGCGTTACAAATACAACAAGTGGAACATCATCACTTGCTGAAATATTTTGCATTTCATCTAATGGGTATATAGCACTTGCAAAAAATAGTGCATTAAGAACTATATATAAAACACTATTAGCAAATGACGGATACATATATAATGCAACAGCAGGTGACATTTCTATTTTGAATGATGTTTCAGGAGGTAATATCAAATTTGCGTCAGGTGCATCATCAACTGCTCAAGCAACACTTTTTTCTACGGGCAATTTCATTGTAGGCGGAACCACCGATGGCGGTCAGCGTTTGCAGGTGATTGGTGACACATTACTAAGAGGTAGCGGAGCAACGAGTGCGACAAATGGACTATTAATACAAAATAGTGCTTCTG